TTCCAGGGGAGGGCGGAGCTGGCTACCCGCAGTTGGTTAATCCCGACATAGTGCCTTGGTAAAGAGCCTTGACTCTGCCTCCTCTTGGGAGGGAGGGTCAACGGGTTGGGTTACTTTTACTGTGCCTCATGGCTGGTAGGAGCAACGGCGATGTACCTGTTGACATGTGGCAGAATATGTCTAGAATGGACGATAACGTTATGGAGGAGATTGATATGTGGGATGTGACGGCTTTGATTGCTGCGCTGTTCATCGGCTTTGGGCTTGGTGGTATAGCGATAGCAGTATTCATGTACGCACTCGACAAGATGCAAAACGGAGGTAGGAAATGATTGACGCCCCAACAACACCGGAAGAAGACGAAGCGTTTAGCGAGATTGAACGACAAGCACAGCAACGCAAGGAAGCTGTGAAGGCAACGATGTTTGTGGCAACGAATCCATACCGCGATCAAGTCATTGAGGAAGTGGCACAGGCTATCGAGAAGATGACTGGCTTTGGTCAGGACACCATTAATTCGTTTGCGATCTACATCAGGGGGATGAAGAAATGAACAACCCACCAGCATTTCCAGATTGGACAAAGGATGGCATGACCTTGCGTGATTATTTTGCGGCAAAGGCTATGCAAGGGCAATTGTCAAGACCAAGTGCTGGCTATTTGCCTGAAAAAGATCATGCGGAGTACGCCTACATGATGGCAGACGCAATGTTGAAAGCGAGGGAAGCATGACACCAACACCCAAACTTCGCTTTGTTGAGCGTGAAGTACGCATATACATTTGCGAAGGCATAGCTCGATGCGAACAACATAAGTTTCTCCAGCAGTGGTGGGAAGATGAAGATAGATTATTCAATGTTGTAACAAGCTCCATCAAAGGCGAATGGCGTGACGTACCAGTGGAGAAGGAAGAATGATCCTCGATCAAGGAAAATTGGCAAACGGTTTGGTTGACGAACTGCTTGCTGTCATTCACCAGTACGACGAGTCGCTGTATATGTGTAGCGTCATTGGCGTGTTGGAGTTGGTCAAGCAACAACTGATAACAGAGAGCCTCAACACGGAGGATGACGAATGACCCCGCAGAGCTTTGACATTGACACTGCCAAAGAGATCGTGGGCGATACACGCATGAGAACCATTGAAGCCAAGGCGCGACAAGATGCTGACAGTGGAATCATGGACAAGCCAGCAAGGGCAGAGGGTACTTACTGGGATGTCATACGCTCAGACATGGAGTACGTCGTATACATAACAGCACATCACAAAAGATTAGAAAGACTACAACGCATGAAGGAGAGGCAAGCATGACACAAGATGAAATCATTGAGATGGCTAACGAAGTTGGTTTTGTTGCATATGGTGAAGATTGTGGCGAGTATCGAATCCCAACATTAGCATTTCATTCACGACTTAAACGCTTTGCCGCATTGGTAGCCGCCAAGTACGAGCAAAAGATTCAAGACCTTGAAGACATGATTACAGAACTTCAGGAGAGACAATCATGACACAAGATGAAATCATTGAGATGGCTAGACAGACTGGAATGGTCGTTGTGAATGACGAATTTAGTTTGTTGCCTTTTCTTGAAGCCTTTGCCAAACTGGTAGCCGCCAAAGAACGTGAAGTTCATGAACACAACATGGGGGTATTGATGGATGCTTTATGGAAAGCTTGTGGTGATGATGAGGAAGTTGTTAACGCAACGATTGAATCTCAGGGAACTTTGATTAAAGCCAGAGGAGAACAAGCATGAATGAGCGTGAAGTGATTGAGATAGCTATACAGGCGGGGTGGTCAAAAGAATACCTTGCCACTGGTGATGACAAAGGGGCGCAATGATGGATATATCAATGCTATATGCAATGCCGATCGCCAGGTTTGATGCGTCCAGCTTTGTTGAATACGGCAAGTCTTTGTTTGATGCGGGCATCCCCATCAACGCCTCAACAACAAGCGAGGGGTATAAAACCAGCCTTACAAAAATCTACACTGGCAGTGTTCCCGCCGACCTACCGCCCTTGCCAAACTCGGAAGCGTTAGAAAAGTTTATTGTCCAGTGTGGAGAAGAGTTTGCTTCAGCAATTGGGTTTGCTACGGAGCTTTACGACATCGGCGTTCGCAACATCTGGATAAATGAAATGACACAGGGCGGGTTCAATGAGCTGCACAGCCACTACGGATCAAACTTTTCTGGATGCTTATATGTTGATATACCAGAAAGCTCAGGGTTCATATCTTTTCAAACGTTGCTCGGTAGGCATGACATAGCCCCTCTACAAATTAAGAATTTCACAGTGTTCAATTCAATGGAAGCAAATGTAAGAGTGTTTGCGGGGGACTTGTATATCTGGGAGTCGCATGTCAAGCACCAAGTAAAGCCAGCAACGTATGAAGGCAAGAGACGTTCTATTGCTTTTGATATAGGTTTGGAGTTTAAGGAGCTAAAGAAATGGAAGTAGTAAGCGCATTCAATTGGAAAGAGTACACCGCACAGGAGCACGCCAAGAGCGGCGACCCTTTCAAGGACATCAAGCGCAACGCAAAGATTGGAGCAATAGTGACCAAGACTGTCCACAAGATCAGGGAAAAGAACCCATCCCACGGCACAATGTTCGGCCTGACTGCCAAGGAGCTACAGCTGAAAGAGCCAGAGATGATGACAAGGAGCAAAAGCAAATGAAGTGGGTGGATTCAACTGCAAAGTTCATCAAGGAATTGATGAAGCCAAAGACCATCAACGAGATCATTGCTAAAGAGTTGCGCGAGGCGATCATCAAGAAGCTGGAGGCGGAGAGCGCTGTCGAATACGCGGCGTCTATCGTCACCTACAACGTCGAGCGTATCGGCAGGCTACAGCGCAGGCTTAAAGATCATGAGGGGGAAGAATGATGTTTGACCGCTTAGTTGTTGCCGCTGTCCTCAGTTGGTTTGGTGTGGCGGGCTTGTTGCCCGAACCGCCAGCAGCGCCTTTGACCGCCGCGCAGATACAGCAAAAGGGCAAGTACAAGTCGGTGAGCAACATTTGCCAGAAGAAGAAAAAGAGCAAGACCGTGAAAGAGATGTGCAGACGCTGGGAGGAACAAGCATGATTGAAGCAATGAAACAGGCGCTTGAGGCGTTGGAGCAAGTAACAAAAGAGTTGCTTGCAGTCAGGGATGAACTTGCTGAACGCGGGGCGAGGCCAACGACCAATGTGTTTCACCAACGAATTTGGGATAGTTCGTTCAGCGCATACACAGATCATGCAATACCAGCGGCTCAATCCCTACGCCAAGCCATCAGAGAACGCGCTTTGTATGAAGTTCAGAGGTTGGGTCAAGAGATTGAGCAAGAGCCTGTGGCGTGGATGAAGCCTGATGTTTTGTGTGACAGAGCTTGTATGTATTTATGCACCAAAGGATTCACTCAGTTTCCAGAATGTGCAACCACCCACCCACCACAGCGCACATGGGTAGGGCTGACGGAACAAGAACAAGGCGCAATCATGGAAGATATTAACGCTTATGGCGCTAAATTGTATAGTTTTGCCAAAGCCATTGAAGCCAAACTCAAGCAAAAGAACGGCTTTGCCGAGGAGAAGAACAATGATTGAAGTATTGAGGCTGGCGCTTAAGGCGTTGAATGCTGGCGAACACGCTCATTTGATTATGAATACAGATGGTATTAAAGACAAAGTGCGCCAAGCCATTGCAGGGCTGGAAAGCCAAGAGCCTGTGGCATTGGAAACAGTCTACGAAACCATCATTCAATGGGATGAAGGCGGCGGGAAAAGAAGTCGCAGAGATTTGGCAAGACGAATTATTGACCTCTACACCCACCCACCACAGCGCACATGGGTAGGGCTGACAAAGGATGAGGTTGATTCATGGAACTTGCCAGACCATCCAACAGTGTTTGAGTTTGCACAATTTATTGAAGCCAAACTCAAGGAGAAGAACACATGAACTGGCTACCAGAACACAAGTGCGGTTTATACCTGACCCACAACGAGCACCGTGATTTTTACGAGACGGTTGAGAAGTCCTATAAAGCCGACGATTTTGTTTCTCCAGAGGAGTGGCGCAAAGCCGTAGCGGAGGATAGTGTTTGGGTTTTGCAATGGTATCCAGATACACCCATTGGGTTCTATCGCATTGCCGCATCAACACTGGAAGCCATTGAAGCCGAACTCAAGGAGAGGAACAAGCATGATTGAGATGATTCGTACATTCTTCGGCAGGGTGCGTGGGCAACACCGAGAAAAGAAAACTGTAGTTGTCGAGGGGCAACTGTGGCGATGCACCAAGTGCCACCTGATATTCCTAACCAAGAAGCAGGGCGAAAGCCATATCTGCATCGAATGCAATTGAACAAACTTTTTACAACCAAAGGAAAACAATGTTAATTAACATCAACAAACTGACCATCGATGCCGGCACACAATCCCGCGAGGCCATCAACGAAGACGCTATCGCCCGCTATGCGGATGACATGGCCAACAACGACCAGTTCCCGCCTGTCAGGGTCATCACAGACGGTGTCAAGAGCTATTTGGTAGACGGCTTTCACCGCTACTTTGCCGTCAAGAAGCTTGGCCTGACATCCATCGATGCAGAGATCACCAGTGGAACCCTGCGCGATGCCATCTTGGCAGCCTGTGCGGCCAACCCAGACCACGGCCTACCCCGATCCAACGCCGACAAGCGCAAGTCAGTGATCACTCTCCTTGATGACTTTGAGTGGAGCGACTGGAGCGATTCAGAGATCGCCCGCCAGTGCAGGGTGTCGCAGCCGTTTGTGTCCAATGTCCGCAAGGGTATTGCTCCTGACGTGGTGAAGTACAAGGCCAAGGACGGCACAGTCCACACGCGCACCCGCGCGGCCAAACCAACCGAGAAACCTGGTGATCGCCTGAAGTTCACACCCAAAGAAGAAGAGACGCCCGAAGAGTTTGCTCACGACCTGCAAGATGAAGTGATCGCAGACCTGACGGCACAGAACGAAAAGCTTCGTGACCAGCTGGCAGTGGGCGCGGCACCTGATCCAGCGGCAGCAGAGACCATCATTGCTGAGTTGCGTGAAGAAAATAAACGTCTGCACATGGAGCTAAAGACTGTAAAATTAAGTCGCGATCAATTCCAAAATGAAAATGCGCAATTGATGAAGCAGGTGGCGGCGTACCAACGTCAGCTTAAAAAGGCAGCTTAAGTCGAAGAGCTAATTTCGACAGGAGTACCAAATGGGACTAGAGCTACGGCCATATCAGGCCGAGACGCTGGATGCTCTCCGCAAGGGGTTTGCATCCGGCAAAAGGGCTCAGATCTTGTACGCGCCCACGGGTGGCGGCAAGACTGAGATGGCAATTGCTTTGCTTGACGCAGTGCGCGCCAAGGGCAACAAAGCAGCGATGGTTTTGGATCGCATCGTTCTATGCGACCAGACCAGCGCACGGCTGGACAAGTACAACATCGACCACGGTGTCATGCAGTCCACCCATTGGCGATACAGGCCATACGAACGCATCCAAGTTTGCTCGGCGCAGACGCTGGAGAAGCGCGGCAGTTTTCCTGGTCTCAACCTGTTGATCGTGGACGAGGCACATCAAACCCGCGAGCAAACGGTCGAGTTCATCAAGAAGAACCCAGACGTTCGCGTCATTGGCCTGACCGCTACGCCCTTCACCAAGGGGCTGGGCAAGATCTACGACAACATCATCTCCACTGTGACCACCAAAGATCTGGTGGACAAGCAGGTGCTGGTGCCGTTGAAAGTCTTTGTGGCCAAAGAGATCGACATGACCGGTGCCAAGAAGGTGGCCGGTGAATGGAGCCAAGCAGAAACCAGCGAGCGTGGCATCAAGATCACTGGCGATGTGGTGGCCGAGTGGGAATCCAAGACGATGGAAATCTTTGGCCGTCCCCGCAAGACCATTGTGTTTTGTTCAGGGGTGGCTCATGGCGCGAGCTTGTCGCAGAAGTTTGCGGAGGCGGGCTACAACTTTGTGGCGCTGAGCTACCGCGACGACGAACAGTTCAAGAAGGACGTCATCGCTGAATTCTCCAAGCCGGACACCGACATCCACGGCCTGATTGCCACTGACATCCTGACCAAAGGGTTTGATGTGCCTGACGTGATGATCGGCGTGTCGGCTCGGCCATTCAGCAAGTCTCTGTCCTCCCATATCCAGCAGATGGGGCGGGTGATGCGCGCCAACATGGACAACCCAGAAGACAAGCCGTTTGCTCTGTGGCTAGACCACTCAGGCAATTACTTGCGGTTCAGGAATGACTGGGACGATGTGTTTGTGAATGGCGTCGAAGACTTGGATGATGGCAAGGAGAAGACCAAGAAAGAGCCGACCGAGCGGGAGAAGGAGGAATCCAAGTGCCCCAAGTGCAAGTCACTGTGGCCAAAGGGGCTGGACATATGCAGCCATTGTGGTCATGTGCGAGAGCGCAAGAACAGCGTCAGTTCGGTGGCTGGCGTCATGCAAGAGTTAAACAACAGCACCCAGTCCATGCCCAACAAGCAGGAGTGGTGGTCACAGCTCAACTGGTATGTGCAGCACGCGGGCTGGTCGCCTGGTCGAGCGGCGCACACGTACAAAGACAAGTTTGGCGTATGGCCTCGCGGCCTGATCGGCTCAACATCCACGCCAACACCCGAGGTGGTTAAGTTCATCGATTCGCGGGTCAAGGCATACATCCGACAAATGAAAAGACGCTGATGGACTTTCTAAACTTTTGTGCAGCGCACGGCATCATCATCAATCATCCGCCGCCCATAGGGATTTGGAGGCGGTATCCGACCACCGACCACCCAAAGAAACGAAATGGGGCCGTCAAATTCATGGGCGATCACGCGTTTGTGCAGAACCATGCGACCGACACCGATGTCTCTGTTTGGAATACTGACGCGCCGGTGAGCGTGGACACGGCTAAGTTTGCCCGCATGGCCAAAGAAGCGGAGGCCATGAAGCGCAAGGCACAGGCTGAGGCAGCGGCCAAGGCCAATGAAATCTTGGGCCTGACCAAGTTGGCCAAGCATGAATATCTCAAGGCCAAGGGCTTTGAGGATGAGTGGGGCAAGGTTTGGGTGAAGGACGGCGAGCAGATACTGGTCATTCCCATGTGGATCGAGGGCTATCTGGTCGGATGTCAACTGATCAAGGCCGGTGGCGACAAGAAGTTTTTGTATGGGCAGCGGACTGCTGGCGCTGAATTCTGCATCGACAGTCGGGGTGAGCACATCCTGTGCGAGGGGTACGCGACAGCCCTGTCAATCCAGAAGGCCATGAAGAGTTTGAAGCGGCCATATACCATCCATGTGTGCTTCAGTGCCGGCAACATGAAGCGTGTGGCTGAAGGCAAGCGCGGTCTTGTTGTTGCGGACAACGATGCCAGCGGAACCGGCGAGCGTGTGGCAAAAGAGATTGGTTGGCCGTACTGGATGAGCGACACGGTGGGCGAAGATGCCAACGATTACCACATGAGGGTGGGGCTGTTTAAGTTCAGCCAAAGCCTGAGCCGGTCACTGAATGCTGTCAGACTCTTGCGGAGCGGCGACAGTGAGGTAGCCGTTGCTTAATATTTCAGCGGCCATTAGCTGGGAGACCAGCTCCATGCCAAGCGTGGTGCAGTTGGCACCAAAGCCGACAGAGTCAACATTAACTGTGACTCTGCCGTCTTTATCCTCCAACAAATAGATTGCGAAAACGGATTCAGTTTTTTTCATATCAGTTCGGGCTGGGTTGGGGCCGACCATTGTGCGGCCATTGCATCGGCGATCCCTTGGTGCGTGGCACTGCGAAGCTTCCAGCGATCAGGCGAGGGCGGCAATTTGTCATGCCCGAAGTTATCACATTGGTTGCCCCAGCGTTTGGCTGTTTTGCCTGATGGCGTGGTCACCAAGCGTGGCTCAACATAAGCAGTGGGCACCAGCTTGGGCAAGCCCTTCAGCCACAGGCAAGTGCGTTTGCTCACGTCATGCCCAAAATCGTAGGGCTGGATGATCTGGTCGGGCTTGCGGATGTGCGAGGAAATGATGCTGATCGGATTCTCCAGCGCGATGCGTGGGATGGGTGCGTTCAACAGCTGGCGCACAAAATCCAAAGCCTGATCTTGCACGCCTGAAGCTTTCTTCGCGGCGAAGTGTGCAGCACCCGACACGGCCAAGTGCGTACAGGGCGGAAAAGCGATCAGCAAATCCCAACCCTGACTCAACAGGGGCAGAACATCCCCTTGGTGGTGCAAACCTGGCGCGTCGGTCGGCAGCAAGTCGCAGGACATGGCGTAATGCCCTGCTTTTGTGAAGGCGTCCCTGACAACGCCGGAATATTCACAGGCGACCAGCACTCTCATTCTTTGGGCTTTGCAAAGTTGATTTCGGTGTGGATGTATCCCGAAAGAATCGACAGGATCGCGTCTTCACGTATGCCGCTGAAATAGATGCCAGCGATGCCCCCATCGGTTTGGCCTAGTTCGTTTTGAATGGACAGGCAAGCCGCGTTCAGGGCGTTTTCTGCAATGGTTTTGATTTGGTCTTCGGTGTATTTCATTTTGGAGCTTTCAAAAGTTCACTGTCACGATAAGCCCTGTTGAGCTGGATGTGTTCGGTATGGATGTCGTTAGACCATTTGTGCCACCATCCATTGTCGAGTTCGTAGTCGGTGGTGTGCTGGTCGAGCCCGCGCTTGAGCGCGTTCACGGCGTGGCTGGTTGTTTGGCCGTAGGCTGTGAAGGTAAAGTTCGGCGACTCAAAGGTGGCTTTGATCATAGTTCTAACTCCTTATCAACAATGGCCAAGGCACCGGCCAACGATTTGGTTTGTGCGATGCAAACAAAATTCACCGCGTCTTCAAAGTAAACGATAAAGCGAAGATCGCTGTTTGATTCGCGCTTGTTCGGGTCTTTGTATTCGCAGTAGATCAGAAAATTAACTTCGCCAATTTCTCGCTTGAAACAGGGACAGGCATCGTGCCGCCAAGAGACATCCTGCCACCCTTTTGGCAGTTCAAGCGTGTCATCGTAAAGAGGGAATTCTTCTTTGTAGTTGCTCATGCTGAGGCTCCTTGGCGGTAGATTTGCAGTGCCTTGTCGAATGGCATAAGGTTCAATATTTCCTTGGATTTGATCGCCTCGGGCAGTTTGGGCTCTGACAAGTATTTGGCGAGAGCTTCTTTTTTCATGCCAGCGGACTGGTACAAGCGGCCATCGTCGCGGGTGAACATTACATACCGCGACAGGGCGCGCTTGAGGTCTTTGGCGTGAAGCCATTGGGCCACCAAGTCGCCAAAAATAGTCTCATGGTTTTGCTCTATCTCCATTGCGTTGTTGCCGGTGCCGATGGTCAGCTTGGGCAGAGTCTTGGCGTATGCGTCGATTTCTTGCGCCAGCTCCCGAGGGTGGACACTGTCGCACCCGCCGCGCCCATCATTTTCCACAATACCGGCCTTCTTGCCGTCGATGTAAATCGTGGCCTCGTAGCAGTTGGTTTCATGGCTTGCGAATTCGCTGTGCTTGATGTTTTTCAGTTCGATTTTCATGCGTTCACCTCGTCTAATCGTTTCAGGGTTTCTTGTTTGATTTCTTCTTCTTCGGCCTCGGTCATGCCAAGGCAGAATCGTGCGGCCATGCGTGTGCAATGTTGTGCTTGTTTTTCAGTCGGGGCAGTGATGGCAAGCATCAAAGCCCGAATCGCGAGTTCGCGTTTATCCATTTCAGAACAGGCAAACTTGGCAAGCCGAAAAGTTGGCGCGGTAGGTGATGGTGGCATCGTCCTCGCGGATTTTTTTGCCAGCGGTTTTGGTCATGCTGATGTTTTGCTCTTTGATCGGGCGCAGTTTTGAATCGGTGTAGTCGATGTCCAGCACCTTGCGGGTGTTCTTTTCGATCACCGCGATGCCATTGCCACAGCCTTTGTATTTTTTGCTGAGCAAGTCTTTGGGGATCGTGAAAACCTGTTCCTTGCTGATTCGGTTTGATATAAATTGCTCGATTGCCTTTTTGACTAGCGGCAAAATTTCAACGTCCGGCTGTGCAAGCGTGATACCGGCCTCGTACATGTAAAGGGCGACCAGTTTAGGGAAGTTGGCCACCTCGATGCCTTCCAGCACAAAGCCGTTCAGCATGGGCATGAAGCGTGGGGCTTGCCCCATGATGTCGAAGCTTAATTGCTCGATGTCTTGCCATTTTTTTGCGAAATCTTGCATGGTTCATTCTCCTGTTTCGATGTGGTTTGTGATGCGTTTGGCTTCGTCGATCAAGTCGTCAAAGTCGATGGTCGGCCAATGGTGGCCGTCTTGTTCGTAAGTGGCCGCGATGATGTTTTTCAATAGGTTCAGCATATCCTCGGCGTTTTCGATCAGGCGGTCGCTGGCTAGCGGCTCGTAGTCTTTCCCGAATATGTCGTATTTGCTCATTGTGCGCAGTCCTCGGCATAGTCTTCTAAAGCAGTGACAAGGCCGTCGAAGTCTTCGGATTGGCCGAGCATATCGGCAAGGGCAAAAACGATGTCGCGCGGGTACTCTTCGCACAGGGCGTTCAAGTAATCGATGCGGTCATCGTATCCGTGAGTTTGGTAAACGTTAAGCATGGGCTTGTTCTCCTTTCAATTGCTCTAAAAATTCAATCACGTTATCGATGCACTCGCCAACTGTAAAAATTGAGCCGTCGTTGTCCTTTGGTTTGTTTTTGATTCTTTGCGATAGCGTCCGGCGTATGTCGTACATATCGAAAAGTGCATCGCAAATTTTTTCTTCAAGCATGGTCTTGCCTTTCATGGTTCGGTTGTGAAACGTTCGGGGAAAAGTAAAAATTCGGCGCGCTTAAGTGCCCGCTCTTCTTCTTGATAGTGCCATCTTGTCGGCAGTTCGCGCTTGGCGTCCGTGTCCATGAGGGTCACAATGAAGCCTGACTCTGTCCGGAAAATCCGCGAGGCGAGGCCGTCTTTGTCGTTGATAAATGTCGCAATTGGTTTCATAAGCGTGACTCTCATCTTGTGTGGTTGGTTTGAATGTAACAGGCAGATTCGGACGCGAAAAGACGCGCCCAAATAGCCTGGTCATTCATAGGGTTATTTTTTCAGCGGTCACTTGCGGGCTTCGGCGCGGCCTTGTTCGATCAGGCGGCGGGCTTCGGCGCGGTCGTCGATCCGTTCGGCCTCGATCATCCGGCGGAGCGTCTCGGCGGGTGTTTGCCCGCGTTCGTATCGGTGGCCCGCGTTTATGTAATCTGCTTCGGTGTGTGTCATTGTGCGGGCTCCATGATCAGGCGTTTCAATTCGGGGATTGTGCGGCCTGTCATGGCCGACAATTCGCGCAGGGTAAGGTTTAGGTGCCGGTCGTAGTAATCGACAATTTCGGCGGGTGTGCTGGCGTGGTTCGGTGTTTGGTCTTCGTGCATGGTTTCCCCTTTAAATTGTGCAACATCCGCAACATGGCGCGTCTTCACAGCGTCCGGCCTTGTTTCGGTAAAACTCGCGGGCTCCGATCTGGAACACGTCCGAACGATAGCGCGGGGCTGTGGTGGTGTAGGTCATGCGGTCGTCGTCGTCCGTTATCCATGCCTGACGTGTGACAGTGTCGAAAATAATTTCGTCCCCTTTGCGGATCGGCGCGCCGGTGCGCGCGTCCTTTCCCGCGAATTTGGCTAACATTCTTTTTTGCATGGTTTCCCCTTTAGGCGGTTTGCAGTTGGATCACGCGGCGCTTATGGCCGCTGGCGTGGTCGGCAATCACGATATCTTTCGCGGCCTTGCTGGTACCGGCGCACAATAAACACTTTTCGCACGTTGTCCGGCGTCCGGCTTCAGCTGATGCGGGGCAAGTGGCCTCGGCGGGTTGTTTGTCGGTGCCAATTGAAACGCGGAAAACCCGCATCCCATGCAAGTTAGCAAGGGCGGCATCGTCTAGGCTGTCGGCTGATGCCATTACAAGGCGCGCCCATCGCGCGTGGTCAAAATCCGGCCTTTTCCATTGGTGCGTATATCCGGTGTGACCTTCGGTCTCGGCGGTCAATTCTTCCCACAGTTCGACCGGTGCGGCGGCTCCGTCTCCGTAGGTGCCGATCCGGAGTTTTTTACCCTTCAGGATGGCGCGAAGCTGGGCGGGCGTGGCGTGTTCATATCGTCCGGCCTTGTATGCGGTGTAGACCGCGCGCGGGGCTTGCCACACTGCGACATAACAGGGGGCCTTGCCTGATTTGCGCGCCAGTAGGGGCCGGTGTTCACAGTCTCCGCATATCGACCGATCCGCGCCGGTGTTAATGGCTTCGAGCGGTGGCACGTCCGAGCGGAGAATGAACGACTGAACGAGCGCGCCGGTTTTATCGTTGGCGCTTGCGTCTTCGATCTTGTTAATGATGACGACAATTGAGCGGCCATCGATCAGGCTCGGGCCTTCGTAGGCGATAAATCCTAGGGGTTTGGTTTTCATGCTGTGGCCTCGTAGTGTTTGCACAGGGTGCGGATTGGTGAGTCTCCGTCCGTGTACTTTTCGACAATGTTTAGGGTATATCCGGCGGCTTTGGCCGCGTCTAAATACAGGCCCGCGTCTAGATCCTCTTCAAGGTACAGGCTTTGGCCTCCCATGTAGGAATAGGCGCTTATTTTTTCAGCCAGTCCAAGGGCGATAGCATCGGCGCGCGGTACTTCAAGCCATCCGTGGCCGCTGTCGGTGTGAAATGTTAGGCGTTGGGTTTTCATGGTTTAGGCTCCTTGCTTGCGGGCGAATAGGCGCACGCTGGGAAATGGTTCACCGGTTGACGTGTGAGCGGCAATTAATTGGCGGCTGGGTTCCAGCTTTTCGGCAATTGACCGCCAGTCGGTGGTTTTCTTCACTGTCCAGCTGATGGCCGCGCGGTGTTCGGTTCCGTTGATCGCGTCCATGCCTGAATCGATCAGGGCGGCTTTTAATGCGGCCTCTTCTTGGGTGAGGTCTGAAATTTGGGCCTTGAGTTGGGCGATGCGGTCAACAATGGCGGAGAGTTCGGGTGTGTTTTTCATGGTTTGTTTTCCTTATTAGTCGGCAAGGTGGCTAAAAATTTTGGCGTAGTAGGTGCCGGAGTCGTAGGCGTCCAGTACTGCGCGGCCAATATCGGCGTTTGAATCACCGAAGGCCATAAAGTCAACACGTCCGGCAATATGGCGCGAGCGGTCAACAAATAGAGCGGAGCCGGTGGAAAAGTTGAATTCGTCTTTTACTTGGCTCAATACTTCAATTTCCAACACTTGGGGCGCGTCATAGGTGCGGCCCGTGGAATAGTTCAGCAGTCGATTGTTGTGGTTTACTGGTCTCATGTGGTTGTTTCCTTGTTTGTGGTTTGTCGTTTTGCACTGGGTGCACGTCCAATTATTCATAGCTGGAAAAGCTTGTCAGTCACCTATGTGACAGCTGGAACATATGAAAACCCTCATGGGTTTTTGTCCAGGCTGTGCATATATACATGCTGCCGGTTGATTTTCCGCATTTTTTCCCCTATATTGCGGCCCATGTTCAAAGCGAAGCGAGATAGTAATGGCTCTTACACGTAAGCAAATCAGAGAGGGACTATCACAAGTCCCTATAGATCAAGTTCTAGGTGTTTCCGGTGAGCTGACTACCAAACAGAAACGTTTTGCGAAGGCTGTAGCTGATGGGGAAACCAAAGCCAGTGCATACCGGAAAGCCTACAAACCAAACCCAGCACCGTCCACAATAGTCACCGCTCCCTATACGTTAGCCGCCGATCCTAGAATCAAAAGAGAGATCGAAGCCTATAAGCTGGCAAATGAAGCGGCTAAATACCGTTCAGCCCAACAGTTAAGGGATCTGGTCATCCAATCACTTGTCCAAGTGGTCATCGATCCGGACGCAAAGCCAGCGGTCAAAGTACAGGCCGCGAAGGTTTTAGGGACTGTCACCGAAGTGGCCGCGTTTACCGAACGTAAAGAGATAACCACCATCAAGACCAGCACGGACGCGCGCGCTCAACTGATGCAACAACTGCGCGACATGGTCAAAGCCTCAGCGACCGACGCGGTCGAAATCGACGCGCTCAGCCTGATGCAAGAGCTAGCGCCAATCGCATCATCCGACGAA